ACTTGGGTAGTTCTTTTGCGCTTCCATCGTTTTTAAAGCCATAAAATGTCTTCACATAAATAATAATGACTGTACTAACCATTGGATTTGATTCATCATTTATATAAGAAGGATCAACCCCACAACTCATCATGTAATGTTTACAGCTGTTAATGTGCGTGTTTAACTCATCATCAGCATAAGTCTCTACTTGGGGGATGAGTAAAGCCTTTTTTACAATATCTAAAATTGCCATGGAATCAATCCTTTCTTAACTAAAGTTAGCCTGCAGGTGCAGCTTTCTTCTTAATACGTAAGAAGCCGTTATAGCCAACTACGTTACCACCAGTAAAGACTGAGGCTTTATAACTGATAATACCGTCTTTAAATTTGTAATCTGTTGATTTACCAATCTCTACTGGTGAGAACACTGGTACTTCATAGTTTTTAAGGGCACCATAAGCGATACCATATTCACCAGCTGCAGTATTGCTATCAGAGATTGCTTTACAGTGTGAGTTAATGATATATGGAATACCATCAATTGTTTTATTCACATAGTCAATCGAGTGAACTTTACGACCTTCTTGTGTCTTAAGTCCAGCAAATGCACGTAAGTCATTCTTATTCAAGATAAGAACTGCACCACCTTCGACTTCTTCATCGCCTCCATAAGCAAAGACAATGTCATCAAGGGTTGAATCGGTGATTGCTTCAACTTCAAGCGCTGGTTTATCTGCAAGTGCGACTGCAGCTTCACTGAAAATACCCGTGAATGTATTCGTTGTTCCAGCACCACGTAAGATTTGTTCACTGATTTTCTTTTTGAGTGAAATATTAATGTTTCTTAAGACTTCTGCTTGATATGGAATGGATGGGAGTTTTTCTAATTCTTCCGTAATCTCTGTATAAGCAGTAATTTTTACTTTTGAAATGGTTAAATAACCAAATGCAGGTTCTGTTTCTGAGTAAGCCCCACCTTCTGCAGTGGTTCCAGCGATTCCATTTGATTTAACAAATGATTTCTTGTAAGTCTCACCACCATTTAAATTAATCACATTCACACGATCAACTAAGCTTGACACTTGAGCAAATGGAACTGGTGCAAGATTAGTTGATGTGTGATCAGGGAGTAAGATTTCAGTACTAGATACTTGAATGACTCTGCTTTCTTTCAAGCTTTGTCCTCTGGTTTCTAGTTTTTCTTTATCAACCATTTGACGGTTATTTACTTGAATGGGTTTAAATTCTGCTTTAGAAGCAATCGCCATCTTCTTATCAATCGATGCTCTTTCTTCTTGAAGGGTTGTTGTTTCTGTGTCAAGAGCTTCTAGTTTTTCTAGATCAGCTTCAGAATCAACTAAACTTCTAATTTCTTTTAATCGTGACTCGATTTCTTTTCTTCTTAATTCTAAATTCATGATTTTTCTCTCCTTAGATTTGTGATTTAATTTTGATACGTTTTTTGATTAGATCTGATTTTTCTTTTTGCTCCTCTAACTCCATAGTCTTTAGTTCCAACTCCATGGAATCTAAAGAACGAGCGTATATACTAGTTGCATCATATGCTGGTGTATCCACAACCGACACATCATACAATCTTTCTATCTTCGTAATGGTTCTTTTAGGAATATCACCTTCACGGTTCCAGACCTGTTCATCAACCGTAAAAGCAAAACTCATTTTGTCTAACAGTCCACTTCTAACCATTTTATAAATATCCTGATTGTGACTTGTATCTAGGAGCTCTGCTCTTACTTTAAGACCAATATGATCAACGGTGAGTTCAAGTGATTTATTCTTAGTTCTCGCAATAATTAAAAAGGAGTCCATATGATTATATTTCATAGGAACATCCTTCATTTTAGTTTCCCCTAAAGCACTAGGTGATATTTCTTCAATGAATCCATAAGTCTCATCACCGATTAAGGTATCTTGATTAAAGACTAAAGCATAGCCTTCTAAAATCATCTTGCTTTCATCTTCATGAAGACTGACTTCTGCGAGTCTAGTTTCTTTTATCATTGGTTCTTACCTCTACTTTTTTAGTTTGTTTAGGTTTCACATCTTGTTCATAGTCAAACTCTAGCTCAGAGTCTTTATATGAGAAAGTTTCTAGCTTTTCTTTCTTACAAAAATCAGAGATGGTTTTTGTCTTTTCCTTTTGTGTTTCTAAAATACTTTTTAAAGCATCATTTGATATTTTTCCATTAATCGTTACTTTCATGATCTTCTTCCTCTTTCTTTCCTACTTGATATAAGTTTGCTTTATCAGCATCCACAAAATTTAATGATTGAAGGCGTTTGTGTCCACCTTCGATGGGTTCTAACCCGAGTAATGCTCTTGATTCATTAAGTGACATAATGCCTAGGCTCATGAGTTTTTCAATCGCAGTGACTTTCGTATTCCATGAAGCATATTGTAGTCTTTCACTAAAGAACACGATCTCTTCACCACGCTCTAATTGGTTATTGGTCAGTAAGCCTATAGAAAAAGCCTCGCTAAGTTGAATAGCTAAAGGCTCAATAGTTGACTCGTAAAACGAGTTATATTCATCTTCTGTATACTTACTTGTAAATATGGGAACTGATACCCCAAAGTAATCTATAATCTTTGACTGTAGGAATTCTAGCGTATCTTTATCGATGAGTTTTGGATCAACATCTAAAGGGATATATTCACTCTTTAAATCAATTGGAATAATCGAACTTCCTTTTTTGTTAACTGAATCAGATAAAGCACTGTCAAAGAGTTCTCGTTGTTTTTTCTTATCCGCTTCTGATAACATCCCATTCATCTTCACAATCCCTTTAATCTGCATCGATGATTTTATCGCATTATCTATCCCTTGTAATAAACTATCATTGATCGAGATGGTTTTAAGGATTGCTTCATGATCACCACTTGATCCATTACCACCAAAGATATCGTTTTGTCCGTAGTGTTTTCTTAAATGAATGATATTCTCATACGGTAATGTATATGAATCACCATTTTCAAATAAGAATTTAATGTAATAATGATCTATCTGATCAATGATCATTTCAACTGTAATAGGTTTAAGTGGATAAAGACCTATAAGCTGTCCTGTAAATTTATCAAACCTTGGATAAATGAAGGCATTATCGTTTAACAACAATGTAGTAATGACTTTATAGATAAAATCATAAGGTGTCATGATTTCATTGGGTTTATGCTTCAAAAGAAAAGACAGCTTTCCGCTTTTCTCGGATACTGTCTTATCGTTTTCTATTTTGATATATCTTGGTTTTAGTTTTGCACATTGACTGGCCACTCGATCAATACAAATCTTCACCACATCACTTTTAGAAATGTTTGTTCCAAAAGGTGTATAGAATGTGTTCGTGTTGTTGATGATTTGTAAAGCATCGATTGAACCAGTTTTGTTTTTTCGTTTAAATATTGGCATGAGCACCTCCGATGAGTTTAGTTCACCATATTTTCAAAATCTATTTTATATCTATTCAAAACTGCATAGGCAATAATCAATGCGACCGTTCCATCAATTCTTTTATACTTTGAATTTAACTTTGAGGGTTGAATGTTTCCATTTAAATCTACCTTTGCTTGAGTATTGGATAAACACCATTTAAGGATTGGATTATTATCATAAACTAGCAAGTTATTTTTAAGGTCTGCTTCCATCTGTTTCATAGGCTCTGATAATGAATAAATACCTTGTCGTACTTTTTCCATGTTAAATCCTAGGTCTTCCATTTCTTTAATCCAATATTGAGAGTTCCATGGATCATACCCAACCCATAAAGGTCTTATACCATAGGTTTGAATCATCTTCATAAACCATTTAGTTACTAGACTGAAATCATTTTGATTACCTTCGGTTAATGTGACAAATCCTTTTTTAATCCAGATATCATATGGCACATTATCCTCAGTGATTCTTTTATCTAGAACTTCACTAGGCATAAAGAAATGTGGAATTACAAACTTCTTAGTGTTGTCTTTTCTCTGAACAATTAAGACTGCAGCTGTTAAATCTGTTGTTGATGATAAGTCTACGCCACCAATTGCATAGCTATCTCTTAAATCATCTAGGTTATATCTTTCTTCATTATTTAAATCATCATATGATAACCACGATCCTGAGTCTGCTTGTTTGATATTGAAATCTTTACAAAGCATCGTAACTCTTGTTGATAAATCATGTTTTGATTTATTCATAACATCTTCTAGATATGATGAAGTTTTAACTACACCTAAACTAGGGTTAGATTTTTGCCATGTCATAGGATTATCATAAATCTCTTTTGCCGAGTCTTGCGTATATAGCCAAGGTAAAACTCTTTCATCTTCAATTTCACCTTTTATCATCTTTCTAGCATAATCTAGTTTACTATCTAAAAAACCACCAACTGTTGTCCCCTCGGTGGTTATGATAAATATTAATGGTTCTTTCTTTGTGGATTGAGATTGTTTAATCGCATCATAAACTTTGGAATCAGTCATCTCATGAACTTCATCAATACAACCAACTTCAATGTTATAACCATCTTTATTTCTTGATTGAGCTGAGAGTTTCTTTATTTTGTTCTTTGTTTTAGGTGAATAGATAAAGAAAATATTCTTCTTGCTTCTTGTGTCTTTGGATAAAGAGGGAGATTGTTCTCGCATATTGTTTATCTCTTCAAAGAGGATATTTGCTTGTTCAGTGGTATTCGAAGCACATACTATATCAACTCCACCCCTAGATAAAAAAAACTCAGCAAGGTCTAATCCAGCAATAAATGTCGTTTTACCGTTCTTTCGTGCAATCAATAATATAACTTCATTAAATCGTCTTAGTCCTGTATCAGCGATTTTAAAACCGTAAGCTGTTTGAATAATTGCTTTCTCCCAAAGTTCCAAGATAAATGGTTGTCCATTGAAAGGTGATTTAGTATGTTTACAGAATGTTTGAATGAAATCAATTCTTAAGTTTCCTGGTTTCTCATCAAAGATGTATCTTGGATTATCTAGATCAGCAATTAACTTATCTATTTGC